ACGACCTCGATAAGGGCGGTTCCCGAGAGGACTTGACGCAGTGCGACGGCCACGTAGGCGTCCGTCGCTCCGGCGGTGACGAGGTAGCCGCTCGCGTTGACCTTGAGCGGGCTGCCGATGTCGATTTGCGTGGCTCCGTCCACCAGGGCCAGGACGGCCGGGGCGACGAGGAGCACGTCGACGTTGTCGCCCGAGACGCAGTCCTGGGCGGCGAAGCCGATCATGCGGTCAGATGCCCCGCAGAGGGCAACGTGACCGTCAGCAGCCAGCTTGACGGCTGTGTGCTGGACGAAGCTGGCGTCAGCGACGAATGAGCGCCGCGGCGCAAGCAGGTCGTGGTCTTGTGATGCCATGTGGGTCACCTACTTTCGAGCGTCAGACGTCCGAGCCCGTAGGACTCATGCCGCCGATGTGCTGCTCGGAGAGATAGGCGGCGTAGTCGGAGAAGAGCTGCGGATCGCTGATCTTCAGCGCGGCCCGAGCCTCGTCCTGGCCCTTGAGACCCTTGAGATGGTTGACGGACATGTACGTGGAGATGGCGTCGGCCATGGCCTTCGGAGGATCGGCGGTGACGCCGCCCTCTGCCATTTCCTTCTTGCCCTCGTGTCCAGCGTTGCCGTGCTCGGTCACGTCGACCAGCTTGACGGTCTTGCGAGCCTCGAGCGTGGCCTCGAACGCCTCGGGACTGGCCTCTGCCAGAGCCATGAGGGCGTCCTTCTCGGCCGGCAGGACGTGCGTGTCCTTGATGGCCTCGGCGAGCTTCGCCTCGGACTCGACCCTGCGGGTGGCCTTCTCGGCTTCGGCGGTCTTCGCCTCGGCCGCCTCTGCGCGGTCGATCAGCTTGACTACCTCGGCCAGGATGACCTCGTCGGTCGCGTCCTCGGTCAGGTTGAGCTTCTTCAGTGTGTCGGTGTTCATGTGATCAGCTCCTTTCGGGGCAATCGGCCCATCGTCTTCGTGGCTTGCGTCGTGCGTGCCCTTCACCGGCCTGACTCCCGGTGAATCGGGCTCCAAACGACCCGCGCCACGAGTAGCGGGGTCGGTGCTTTCTGATGTCTTGAGGCCGTCGCAGAAGTCCTGGACGTCCTTACAGAGCTTGGCGATGCCGGCGTGGATCGCGGTGTTGCCCTTCTGGCCCTTGAGCGCCAGCTTGGCGTGCGCCGGCAGCGCGTTGACCATGGCCAGCAATCCGTCCCAGGGGGTGGCGTCGCTGGGCTTCTGGTCGTCGTCATCATCCTCGGGGTTGCCCTCGAGGGAGTACTCGGACAGGGTGGCCACCACGGCCATCGTCTGCGCCGCCTTGGCGTCCTTGACGGCGGGCATGATGGAGAGCACCGGGGTGTTGCACAGCGTGAGGCTGCGCAGCACGTTGGGGACCTCGGCGCCAGACTGATTCATCACGACCATGCCGATCTCGACACTGCCGTATTTGTACTCATCGTCGGAGAGAAGCTGAGCACCGAGCGCGGTCCACTTCACGTCGGCCCACAGTGCCATGCCGGTGACGTCGCCCTCCTCGTAGGAGGCGAGGTAGACGCGCTTCACCCAGCCGGCGGCCGGCGCCGAGACATCGTGGCGCCCGCTTGAGTCGACGACCGGCTCGCGGCCAAGGATTCCGGCCTCGAAGTTGGCGATCAGCTCGTTGGCCAGATCCTCGGTGAACTCCAGGTCGGGATACTTCGCCGAGTGGAAGGTGCCGATCGGGAAGACCATCATCGGCGTGGTGTCGCCAGCGGCGATGTGCTCGCCGAGGTGCAGGCGGTAGAGGTCCTGGATGTTCGTCTCAGTCAAGCCCTCGGGCGGTACCTTGCCGCCACCAATTGCGATGGCCTGCTTGATTGCCTGCTTCTTGGCTACCTTCTCGCTGGCGTCATCGGAGTAGGTATAGCAATGACCAGAGTCGCCGTACTTCCACCCCTTCTTGCCTTCTAGCGTGCACTGCATGAGTGGCATCTCAAACTCCTTGCGTCTCGGCGATGTCGGGTTGCTCAATCTCGTAGATGACCAGGCAGCGACACTGCTCGCCGCCCTCGCAGTCGGGGTTTGGCGTCCAGTCGGCGGCCTCGTCGAGGTCGGTCGTCTCGTCGCCGTCCTGGCCCTCGCAGGTGTCGCAGGTGTTGCGATCCATGACGGCGCTGTAGGTTGCGCTGGCAATCTCGGCGGCGTCGGCCGCAGCTTGGTCTGTGCGGCCGTCGCCCATCAGGCGGGTCACGGTCGCGCCTTGCAGAAGCGCCGCGGAGTCGGAGGCGACCATGATGGCCGACTCGAACAGCTCATCATTGACGGCAGCCGAGGCACTACGAAGCGCGGTCCTGGCGGCGGCGGCCTGCGCGGCTGCAGAGATGGCGCGCGCGGCGACCTCCGCTTCCTGGGCGATGCGATCGCCTATGCCGCCAGCGCCAGCCGACGTCGGCGTAGGCACGTCGGCCAGTTGCGCTGAGCCGCCGCCCTGACGAGATTCGATGATCTCCTGGGGAACGGCCTCGCCCTTGCGCTGGCGGTCAAGTTCGTCGGCTACCTGCTTTCGACCGGCGTTGTAGTGCGCCGTCAGGGTCTGGGCGATCTGCTTGGTGAGCGCGTCGACCATCGGCGGCCGGGAGGCGACGAAGGACGCCACGCGTCCTTTATCCGCCGCGGCGCGCGCTCGCTTTGCAAGCTCCGTCGCCTGAGCTTCGCGGGTGGTTGCAGTGGCCGCCTTGATGGCGTCCTTCTGGCCCGCCATGGTGGCGCTGATTTCGTCTAGGTCGCAGAACGACTCGAGGCGCGCGAGCTTGGCGGTCGGCGCCTGGCGGAACTCAGCCAGCTTGCGACCCAGCTTCTCGCCGCACTTCTCACAGACCGTGGCGTCCGCGTCGTTCTTGGCGCCGCAGGCGATACAGGTCTTGGTCTCGGCTAGCTCTGCCGCCTTGGCGATCACCGGCGGTCGCTGGCCCGGCAGCATCGGCGCCGCGATCGGCGAGGCGGGCTTGGAGATGTCGGCCTTCGTCTCGGGCGACACGCCCTGAACCGCGGCGGCTGTCTGCTGCGCCACCGTCTGCCCCGGCCCCGGCTGCGGCAGCGGCGGGGGCACGCTCGGTAGGTTGTTGGTCGCGTTCAGCGCCGCGTCCTGCTTAGCCTTCATCTTCTCGAGGTAGGCGTCCTGAGAATCAACGGCGTCGGGGTCAAGCTCGGGTAGTTGCAGCAGGTGGCGAATCTCTTCGATGGTGATCGGGTCGTCGAACGTGATGCCGGCCTGCGTCAGGTTGTGGATGCCCTGGCCGAAGACCAGCGGGTCGACCTTGCCGAGGCGCCCGAACTGCAAGCGCGGCATGAGGTCGGTGTCCTCGCCGTAGTTGTAGCTCACGAACTGGTAGATCAGGCCGTCCTTCTGGTTGAAGACGTCCTCGATCTGGTTGGCCTCGCTCTCGCAGCTCTCCTCGAGCATGTCACCCATCGTCATGCCCAGGGCCCTCGATCCCGTGGCGGTCTTGCCGAGGTCGAGCACCTGAGCGAGCAGCACGTTGCTCATCTGCGTGTCGTAGTATTCGATTGCCCGGACGATGTCGGCGGGCCGCGCCTGGGAAGGCACAAGCTCGAACTCGACGTCTGGAGGCAGGCGCAGTCCCATCGTCTCGCCCATGCGCCACTTCGACATGATCTCGTCGATCTTGGCTTGCAGCTTTTTGCTGGCCGCGACCGAGGCGCCCTCCTTGAAGACCGGCACGCCGCCCATGCGCTCGAGCAGGATGAGCAGCAGGACCTCGAGGCGTTCCTTGTTGTACCAGGGCTTGTGCATCGGTCGCAGGACGGAGCGCCCGCGCCAGTTCTCGCCCTCGCGCTGGTTGACGAACCACATCAGCTTCTCGCCGGGGATCGTCAGCCAGTGGCCGAAGACGCTCTGCTCGACGCGGTCGACGCGGCCATTTGCCCCCCACACCCACCAGATGGTGCCCGGCGGACGGTAGGCGAGACGATCGATGCCGACCTTGCCGTCGTCGGTGTTCCAGATGATCTCGAAGGGGACGAAGCCGTAGTCGCGATAGCGCAGGATCTCGGCGAGGGTCGAGCGCCAGGAGTACGCCATCTTGTTGAACAGGGCGTCCTCTACGGCGTCGCGGACCTCGTTGCACTTGGGGTTCTTGGGGTCGGCCGAGACGATCGACACGTCGGCTTTCAGGAGAGGCAGGTCGGTGGCGTAGCGCAGGCCGGCGACCTTCGGGTCGGAGAGCCGCATCCTGTCATATATCGGGTAGGCCCGCATGCCCTGGAGGTCGTGGAGATACTCGAGGTCGCGGATGCGGCGGGCGGTGCCGGGCGAAACGTACCCCCAGTATCCCATGCCGGTGTCGCCCATCTCCTGCGTGTTGGCGGTGGCGGGTACCTCGGCTAGGCCGAAGGGATGCGCTAGACGGTCAAGGAAGCTCACGGCTCCTCCAGGTCGTCGGGTAGGATCGTGCCCACGCTGAAGTCGCCGACGAGGGTCTCAGACGGCAACACGGTTTCTAGGGGGATGGTCAGGCAGCGATCGCCCAGCTCGAAGTCCGGCGCGGTGTAGGCGCGCGCCGGCTCATCGGGCAGGAACTCGGTCTCGAGCGACGCGTCGAAGAAGTCTGGCAGCATGCCGCCGTACTGGTCGAGGTCGCTCATGGTTGCGCCGGGGAGGCGCTGGTAGTAAGATGCAACGTGCGAGGTCTCCTTCGCGCTAGTCGGGGATCCCGTGCTGTACCGTCAAACGGCCCAGCGGTCCCGTCGGCCGCTGGGCCTTACACTTCTTCCACTAAAGGCGCAGATGTGTTGCAGGGTCTGGGCCAGTACCACCCGCCGGAGCCCTGAAAACGCGCCACAGGGCCTTACGTGTGCCCCCACGGCAGTGTGCGATTCTACTGCGACAGTTTGCTGAGACCAAAACAACGCAGCTATCCCGCACACGGTGGAATCGGGCGATCTCTGGAATGAGCGCCGGCCCCCACCTGCCAACGCATACACGGGCTCCCATTCGGACGAGCAATCAGCCAACGACACGATCGCAACCGCATCGCCCCCGTGTTCCCACTTGTCGGAGCGGTCTCCCCCGCACGTAGGCGGGTTACTGCCTCGTCAGGCTATGACCGTGCGCTCTCCGACATCTGCGGTACTAATCGGGAATTGAACTTCCGATCTGCACCCCTACCATTCTCGGCCCCACATCCCCTGGGAAGGCCCCGGCTGCGCCTCCATCGGCTCCCAATCCTCGGGCGCCGCCGGACGCATGTTCACTGCCCAATATCGCAGCGCGTCGAGCACGTGCTGGTACTGGCTCGACTCCGCCTGGTCGTAGAGGTCGGGCTTGTGCGGGTCGGGCGTCACCGTAGTGATGGCCTCTAGTGTCCAGGGGCACTTCTTGCTGATCAGCAGCGGCAGGTCGGGGTCGGCGATCAGATCGAACAACTTCACGCAGCCGTCGCGGATGCCCGAGGGCTGGCCGACGGGATTGAGGCCGGCGCGCTGGAAGACCTCGAACTGCGACTCGCCGGTCTGCGCTTCGGCTGCACGGCCGGCCGGGTCGCAGTAGGTGATCGCGGGCGCCGTGAGCACGCCCAGCCCGCAGTCAATGCTGTGGATGTGCTCGACGAACTCCTGGGTCGTCATGGCGGCGCTCGCGGCGCGCGCGGCCGGCGCGAACTCAGCGACGACGATCGGCTGGCCGGCGGGCGATGTCTGCACCCAGAGACAGGCTGGGTGGCGACGGCCGAAGTCGACCGCGCGGCAGGTAGACCAGCTCGGCGTCGCGCCCTGCTCTGTCTCGTTGCGGTCTGACCAGCGCTCGAAGTACACCCCGGCCGGCGCCGCGAAAGCGTCGCGCGGCGAGGACGCGTGCTCGCGGTTGGCCAGGCGCGGCTCGGGCGACTCAGTAACGTTGAGGCGGTACCAGTCGGCGTCGCGGCCCGGGTGAGACGACCACGGGTAGAAGATCGTCGTCCAGCGACCCTTGCCCTGCTCGGAGTCGCTCCATATCCGGTGCGCATGGTCGCCCGGACCGTTGCCGGTCGTCACGGCGTAGAGCCGCTGCGAGGCCGAGTCCAGCGATGTGAGCATGTCTTCGGGCCACTCCCAGAAGGCGAACTCGTCGGCCAGCGAGGAGTACGCCGCCTTGCCGCGGCCGTACCTCTTGGTCGCCTTGCCGGCCTCGTAGCGCGATCCGTTGGCGAAGGCGATCTGCTCGGTGTTGTCGACGAGCTTCGCGGGGCGCCACTCCTCGGGGATCGAGCCGTGCAGGATGCGCAGGCGGTGCAGGGCGTCGACGGCGTCCGCGCCACTCTGCGAGGCTACCAGGAACAGGCGGTTGCCCCAGAATGTTCCCTGGTAGAGCATGTGCGCCAGGACCGTCCAGGTTATGCCGAGCTGGCGGGCCTTGAGCGCGAATACTCGGTCGAGCGACGCCAGCCGTGCCACGAACTCGATCTGGAATGGCCACAGCGCGAAGGGGATCAGTCCTCCGGAAACCTTGTCCTCGATACGCAGCGCGTCGATGAACGCGATCTCGTCGGGCCGGTCGCGCTCGGCCTGGGCGGCGATGACCTCTCGGGCGTGCAGCAGCATCGCGGCGCGCTTGCGCTCTGTGGCGGTGCTAGTCACGGGTCACGAACGAGAATCCGACCAGCGCAATCAGCGCCAGCACGCAGATCAGGAAGGCGATCATTTCACCATGTCCACGACGACGATCAGGGCATAGCCAACCGGGTAGTTGGAGTCCATGAGCGTCTTGGCTTCGACCTTGCTCCACATCTTCATGCCGTAGTCGGCTACCTCCTGAGCCTTGGTGGGCTGACAGTGGTCGAGGAAGGCGTGCGGTCCGTAGCCGCGGATGTGGGTCGGATCGGACCAGTGATAGCCGCCGGTCGGGTCGGTTGTCTCGAGGTGGATCGTGCCGCCCGGCTTGAGCACGCGCCAGCACTCATTGAGGAAGTGCACGCCATCTTGGAGATGCTCGATGATGTGCATGGCCAGCAGCTCGTCGAACGAGCCGTCATAGAACGGCCAGTCCTCGTTCAGGTCGCACGACACGTCGGCGCTCTCAATGATGTCCACGTTGACGTAGCCATCGAGGTTCGTCTTGCCGCAGCCGATGTTCAACTTCAAGATCGGCCTCCGAATCGTATCAGCCAGACCAGCACGATGAGCGCCATGATGACGCCTATGCAGACCATGGCGACGGAGAGGATGTCGAGCGCGACCCTCATGGCCGGCGCACGGCGCTGTAGATGATCCACAGCCAGATCGCCAGGCAGACGAACATGACCGTCTCGAAGAACGCGATCATGCCGGCCCTCGCTGTCCGCTGCGCACGACCGTCAGCTTCGACGCCGCCTTGGCGTTGCGCGCGTCCCGCTCGTGGCGCTCGTGGCATCCTTTGCAGCAGGGCACCTTGTAGGGCACGGGTTCGATGCCGTTTGAGGTCATCGCCAGCGCGGGGATCTCCGTGACGTAGCCGATGCCGTACATCGCGCTGTGGCAGTAGTGGCAGTGCGTGTGCGGCGGGCCGGAGATGAGCTCGGTGGGCTCGCGCCCGTCCTGGGTCGGATCGCTCATCTGGACGCTCGGCGGATGGATGCGAGGCGGTATTGCTCCCCGAGCGCAGCGATGGCCCTGTCTGCGAGCAGTACGGCGTTGATCATCTCGCATCCATCGATCGTGTCTCCGGCGTAGCAGCCACGCCAGTTGTCGCGCCATGCGTGCCAGTAACGCAGGTCCGCGGGCTGTGACCCTAGGTACCCTCGGTAGGGCAGAGGGCTGGGCTCGTCTGGCCCGTAGAGCGCCTCAACCACCGCAACTCTACTACGTTCATATGACATGAGCGCCCTCTCGATCATCTTACGAACGTCGTCGAATGTTGGACACTCCTGAGCGCTCATTCCTCGCCTCTCTTGGTTTCCTCGATAAACGCTACAAACTGGCGCGCGGCGTCCACGATCTCGCTCGCAGTGCCAAACTTGTTGCGGACCAGAAAAGCCAAGGCGCGCTCGCGCAAAGATGCGTCTTCTCCCGCCAGTGCATGATCTATGATCTTGTGCACCTCTTCGAATGTTGGATGACCCTGGTCGCTCATGCCTCGCCTCTCTTGTTGCGCTCGTTCATGGCCTGGTACGCATACGCCGCGCCACGTGCCGCCAGGTGTGCGGCCCAAGCGCCGGCTGACGATCCGTTGCGGGCATCGAGGTCGCCGTGGCATCGTCCGCAGCAGGGCACCCACTTGTCGCTCTCCCAGAAGTCCTTGCGCCCGCCCATGCCGCGGTGGTGCGGGAAGTGCGCCGGCACCGACTGGCCCTCGACGCCGCAGACGCAGCAGGGCAGGGTGGCGGCCAGGTGTGAGGCTTGCTGGTGCGTCATGTCTTCAGCTCGAACGACTGGAACAGCAGCATGCCCACGATGGTGATCTGGTGGTGCTCAAGCTCGAGGTTGGCGATCGTGTTGGCGGCTTCCAGCATCTCGTGCTCCAGTGTCTCGAGCGCGGCCTCCTCGCAGAGCCGCGGGCTGATGTGAATGGAGTGCGTCTGGTAGTCGCAGTAGCCGTCTGAGGACTCAGTCAGCGGGTCCTCCTCGACGATGACGTCGAACCAGTGTCCGAAGATCGGAACGCGCGCCGGCAGGTTCACTCTGTGCCCTCCTCGATGATCTTCTGTAGCTCTTCCTCTATCTCGTCTCCGCTCAACAGCTTAGCGATTTGCTCGCGCACCGTCAAGTGCTCGACGCGCTGTACGTCGCGCCACTTCGCCGGGCGCCGGTTCTTGAGCCAGAAGATCTGAGCGGTGACGTTGCCGCCGATCGCCGATCCGAACAGCGAGTCCTCAACCCGGGCGTCGGCGAGGTCGCGGCCGTCGTTTAGGGACTCGGAGAGGTCGGCGTGTTCAACGCACCAGCGGCCTAGCGTGCTGGCGCTCACGTGCAGCTCGTCAGCGATCTGAGCAGCCGTCAAGCCGTTGCGAGCCATCCACTTGACCAGGACGGGGAAGAAGCTGCGGTACTTGCTGTGAGCTGGCACCTTTAGGGTCGCCTACTTCGCGGCGTTAGGCTGGCCCGCTTGCGGGCAATCCAGGCGTCCAGCCCTTCTTCTGCCTCGTCGAATGTCTCGTCCTCGCTCGGACCACGAATCACGACGTGGGTGCGCCGATAGTCGGGGTCGCCACTGGGCGGCAGGCTGGGCTGCACTCGTATTTTGCGGAACGGCGCCGTCTCTGGATCGCTGCTGGTCACGTCGTGCCCTTCTCGTGGTAGTACCTTCCACTATGTGCGCGTTTCTGTTGCGCCAGCTTCGTCAGGGATCGTCTCCAGCGCCGCCAGACGGTGACGCGACTGCACCCTAGAAGCTCCGCGGCGTGAATGCACGACAGCCCCTCGCAGCGAAGCATGACGACCTCGGCTTCCTCGGTGGTGAGGGCGGAGAGGTCGAGGTTTGGGAAGCGCTCGCAGGGGTCGCTCACAGCAACATGTCCACTAGGCCGGCATCCCGCAGGTCCTCAACTCGCCGCACGACCAGGTACTCTCCGCCGTGGCTCAGGATCGTGTCGCAGAAGTGCTTCTGGTGGTCTGACAACTTGCCGGTCGGTGTCTTGATCTCGATGAACACCAGCCGGCCGCCGCGTAGCGCCTCGAGGTCGGAGCGGCCTGGGACGGACCCCAAGCCCTGCTGGTTGCGCATGACGTACCACCCAGAGAGGCAGAGCGCCTGGCGGACGGCGCTCAGGATATACGATTCGGGCTGCCTGGTCATCCGCCACCCGTGCGGTAGAAGATGAGCCCAATGACAGCCCCGCAGATGGCGCCGACGACCATGGGTAGGAAGATGAGGATGAGGAGAGTCATCACTTCTCCCCTTCCGTTCGGCGGCCAAAGCAATCCGCGAAGACATCCGCGCAACCGAAGCCGTCGCCACTGCCCAAGATTGTCGCCAAGAACTGCGCGTCCACGGCTCCCGACATTACGGCGTCTCCGTCCAGAACAAGTTCCAAGTCGCCGCCCTGCTCTCGGAGGAGCGCCGACGACTCCTCGGCGAGCAACTCAGACTCCCTCGCCTCGACGGAAAGCAGAGACACCTCGGTTGCGAAGTCGCCAGCGGGCAAGTCGACAAAGGATTCCTTGACGCTGCGTAGGCGCGCGAGGTCCCCTTGCACCTCCACAAGGGAACGGGGTTCTTCGGACTCTCTGTAGACTTTGGGGCATCGAGCCACCACGCAGTCGTAGCTTCGGCAGCCGATGTGCGCTCGGTAGCGTTCGCGCCACATGGCCCTTTTCGCGGCATCCGCCTCACGCCAGTAGTGCGGGTCGCCCTCGCAGACAGGGCAGTCACGACGCGGCGGCGATGAGTTGCAGAGCGGGCAGAAGCCGTAGCGGAGCCGCCACCAGCCGATGACGCGTTTCACTTCTCCCCTTCCGTGCGGCGGGCGAGACCCCACGCGACTCGCAGCATCGCCTCCGCCTTCTCGGCGCGTCGCTGCATCTGGTGCTCGATAAGATTCACATGTATCTCGACAACCGCCTCCGCCTTCTCGAGGCGGGCCTGCAGTTCGTCGGCGCGGGCCTCAGCTTCATCTGCCCTTTCGGCTACATCGAACACCGCGACGGCAAGCTGGCACACTACACAAGGTTCGTTCTCGTCGTTGGCGTAGAAATGATGCTTGTGACGGTCTAATTCTTCCTCAAGTTTGTCAATGCGCTCGAAAGCCGCAGCGCAACCCGCTCGTAGGAACAACTCGAACTCAGAGTCGTGGCCGCCGTTGGGGAACGGCACGCCGCAGTCGCCAACAATTCGGTCAGCGACGTTGATGCTCAAGAGCCGGTCAAACTCCTTATCTGAAATCATCACTTTCATCTCCGGTTCAGTCGGTCGTTGCGCCGAATTTGTGGTCAGGTCGCCGGTGGGCAACGGACCGCAGACCTTGCAGTCGTGATAGCAGGCAGCCATGCAGTCGAACATGCATACGTCGCGCCCCATCACTTCTCTCCTCCCGTGCGGCGCTCTAAGATGCTCAACGCGAGCAGAATCATGTTCGCGGCATCGCGAAGGTCGCGTCGTAACGCGTCGTCTGGTTCCCAGTGGCCCAACGCCATGAGCCGTGCGCGGCCAAGGTTCGTGGCAGCACGCCGCAGGAACCCAGGCAGATCAACCTCGCCGCACTTGCCCATCGGCCGCCACTCGATGTGGTCGTCGAACTCGGCGGCGCGGTGCTTGCAGCCCACTAAGGCTGCGTCCAGTTCCTTGTCTATGCTAGGCATCTATCTCCCCTTCCGTGCGGCGGGCGTCCGGCTTGTCGCAGCCGGTATCAAGCCACTCCGAACAATCCGTGCGGCGGGTGAGATCGACCAGCCATTCCTCAAACTGGTCGGAGTCGCCACCGAGTTGACTCCACGCCTCTCGCAACAGCCTCTCGGCGCGGGCCTTCTCGGCGGCGAGTTGCCGGGACATCGGACCCTCGACCAGGTGACTGTAAGTGTGAAGTTGCGCGGTTAGGTTCACAACTGCTGCCCGAAGCTCGTGAACACGCTCGTAGACGCGCATTGCGTCTTCGGAAGTCGAGCAGACTGGCGACAGCCATTTCTCTCGCTCGGCCTGCGGGGTAGCGTCGCTCAGTTCGGGCAACAGCACGAGTAGCTCGCCCCGCCAATGCCCAGCAACGAAACGCGGTCCCACAATATCGTCGCTGCAGTCCCACATAACAGGCTGTTCGCGGTCATCCTTGTCGTCGCTCATCACTTCTCCCCTTCCGTGCGGCGGGCGACGGCGGCCAGAGTCTCGCGTCCCCAGAAGGGCCCTGGCGGCCTCACAGACCGCTTCTTTGGGAATCATCAGGCGCCCTCCTAGTTGTCGAAAGTGAAGAGGCTGTCTGGCCGCATCCGGTCAGGCTTCGCGCCCGTCAGCCACCAGTCGTACATCTCGTCGCCGTTCTCGAAGCCTGGACCATCGCGCAGGCCGTCCGCCTTCGCCTGGTCGAACGCGCGACAGATCGCGTGGCGATAGGCGAGCGCCAGCTTCGGCCAGCGCCGCTCGTCGCGCTTCATCTGCGGCAACGTCTGCATGGGGCACATCACACAGCCCAACCGCTTGAATCCCTCGTCGTAGAGCGAGCAGTGAGGAAAACCACTGCGGTTGAGGTGGTCCCACACGTCGGCGTCAGACCACTCGATGATCGGGTGCAGCAGGCGACGGGTGCCGTCGCGCCGGCAGGTCTCCACCAGGCCGCGCCGCGACCGCCGTGCGCTCTCTGCCCAGCGGACCCCCGTGACAACGAAGCGACCTTGGCCACCGCGTTCCTTGAGATACTCGCAGCAGTAGCGCCGGAACCGTGTGGGCGGGAATCGCTTCTTGACGATGAGCTGCCACATGCTCATTTCTGGTCGTTCCCAGGAGATCGCTGGGTACTCGCGCTTGATGAAGCGCGCCAGCTCGGGCGGATCGACCGTCGTCCAGTTGTAGTGGGCGTCGTACTTGACGTCGGAGCGACGCACGAGGTCAAGCACTACCTGCGAGTCCTTGCCGCCGCTGAAGGCGACGTAGTAGCCGTCCTCGGGCTCGAACTCGCGGAGGCGGTCGATAGCGAGCTGGACGCGGTCGGGTCCGAAGAGGGTCTCGCTGCTCACGTCTCCCCTTCCGTGCGGCGGGCGAGGTGGGCCAGAGTCTCGCCTATCTTTATACCGAGGAACTCTCGGATGGCGTCCCTGCGAATAGCGTCGGCGTCACCTTTGTTGCCGACGTTCTCTTGTTGACGAGCCGAACGTTCAGCGGCGAGCAGCTCATCGGCTCGGGCCTTCTCGGCGGCGAGTTCGAACCGCACGTCGTCCAGCTCGAGCTCCTGCTTGGCGATGACGGCTTCAAGGTCGTGCTTCTGCTGGGTGAGGGTCTCGGCGCGCTCCTTCTCGGCGTCCCTGTCGCGCCGCATCTCCTCATACTGGTAGGCGTCGTAAGTGGGCACCTGGCTCTGGTGAGACTGTTTGTCCAGCGCCTCACGCAGCTTGTCGAGTTCAGTCATCAGTCCCTCCAGAAGCTCTTGGCGATGAGGTAGTTTGGCCGACGCGGGCCGCTCGGCGAACCATCGCCCGACAGACTGACGCGGTGTTCAACGCCACGCTTCCCAGTCCGGGCGAGCCGCAAAGCGTCCTCCAAGGCTCGCGCTTGCGCCGCGCTGAGTATCTGCATGCCGGACGAGTCGCCGTAGACATGGTGAAGGGCGACCAGCCTCGTCGCGCCAAGTTCCGGCAACTCGCCGCGCTCACGCGGCTTGTCGAGTTGAATCGCAGCTGCGGCGTCTGGTCCATTAGGCCCAGTGACATGCCAGCCCTTACCCTCGAGCCCTCCCGTCCAGCGCGAGAGCGGCGGTGTCTCTGAAACCTTCCCTGCCATCACGGCCTCCACTCGCCGGCGTGCTGTTTCCACTGGTGCCACAGCTCGCGCGACAGGCGGGGCATCTCGCGGCCGAACCACGACCAGAACTCGACCCAGTTCTGGTGGAAGATCGCTGCGGTCTCTTCGGCGTGGTCGGCACGGTCCTTCCCAACCGCCACGAGACGGCGCTCGTGGCGCAGCGAGGATAGCAGCCGATCGCGTTCGGCGGTAAGTGCCTTCAACTCGGCTTCGTACTCGGCCTCTTTCAAGAGTATCACGTACGGACCGCTCTCACTGTGGGTTGGATTTTCGGGGTGGTAGCAGGCGGCCGCGCTGTGTGTCGTCTGGCAGAACTCACACCAGCCCATCACGCCACCTCGAATCGGATCGCCCAGATGGGCTCGTAGAGGGCCTCGCCGAAGGCTAGGTTGTCGCCGGTGTCGATGCGGTTGATGCGACAGTAGGCCGAGACGAAGCTGGCCACGTCGCCGTACCCCTCGCGGAACGCGGCCTCCGGACTTGTATCCACCAGAGTCGTCGGCTCGACGCTCAGGATGCGCACGTGGGCGAACGGCTCGGCGCCACCGCGCGCGAACGGCGGCTTGGTGTAGCAAGCGTGGATGGCACCGACCTTCCAGCGCTTCTTGCCGCGCCGGCGTGTCTCGGTCTTGCGTCCGGACTGGATCATTGAGACGTGCTCGGGCTTGAAAAGGATCATTCCGCCACCTCCCCACACACCTCGCAGATCCAGATCGTGCGGCCCGTGCCTTCGTCTGACAGGGCGCCGTTCCATCCGGTCTTGATCTCGTCAGCCTCAACCAGCCTGCCGCCGCAGAACGAGCATCTCCCGCAGTACACGCACTCATTCATCAGGCAGCTCCCCGTTGGCGCAGTGGGCGAGCGCCCTATGGTAGCTCAACCCGTGCTCCTCGCAGATTCCGCACTCGTAGGATACCACCAGCTCGGCGTCGCCGTCCACGTGACGGTCGACCTGGTCCTTGATCTCGTTCAACTCGTAGATGTAGTCGCGCTCGCTCATCCGCGAGAGCCGTCCCCAGCTCGCTTGCGGGGTCACCTTCACGACTGAGTTCTCGAAGTCGAAGACGGGATCGATGCTCATATCTCCTCCCATCCGCACATCGGACAGTGTACCACGCCGTGCTCGTCGGTGGTCAGCGTCGTGCCGCACTTGCAGA